AAAACTAACTATGAAAAATTATTTATAGAAAATAACTTAGACACAGTTATAGACTACCTACAGTTAGACATAGAACCTGCTGAAAATACGTTCAATACTTTATTATTAATTCCTTTTGAAAAATATGAATTTAGAGTAATTACTTTTGAGCATGATTATTATTTAAATCATTCTGTAGATTATAGAAGACTTTCAAGAAAATTCTTAGAATCTTTAGGTTATGTAAGAGTAGTAGGAAATATTTCTCCAGATAAAAATAGTCCATTTGAAGATTGGTGGGTAAATCCAAATTTAGTAGATCCTAAAATTTTAAAAACAATGACTGATCTTTCGGACGAAACTAAAAGAGCAGACCAATATATGCTTTTATGATCAATCAAGATTGGAAAATAACACCATATGCTACTATGGAATTTACAACAAATCTTCCTAAAAAAGGATGTGTTGTTGATTGTATATTTTGTCCTCAAAGAACATTAGTTAAAAATTATAATGGAACTAAACACTTATCTTTAGAGGATTTTAAAAAAATACTAGATAAAATTCCTATCGATGTTAGAATTACATTTGCTGGATTTACAGAACCTTGGACTAATAGACACTGTACTGATATGCTGCTACATGCTTATGAAAAAGGCTATAAAGTAGCAGCATTCACAACAGCTGTAGGAATGACAGTAGAAGATGTAGAAAAGATTAAAGACATTCAATTTGATAGTGGACCAAATGCTGGATTTGTATTACATTTGCCTGATCAAGAGAGAATGGCAAAACATCCTATTACTCCTCGTTACATAGAAGTAATTGAAACTTTTGGAAAATACAGAGATACTTTTAACCCGTTTTATTTAATGTCTATGGGAACCGTTCACGAATCAGTTAGACATGTATTTGATCGTGTTCCTAACCCAGAAATGTGGTCAAGAGCTGGTAACTTAATTGGTGAAGCTATTATGAAACCTGAATTATTAAATGTAAAAGAATTATTTAGGTCAGTATATCATGGTGAGTTACCAAAAACTTGTGGATGTCTAGAAAATTTATATCATAATGTAGTGCTTCCTAATGGAGATGTATCTCTATGCTGTATGGATTATTCTTTAAGTTATATTTTAGGTAATATGTTTACACAAAGTTACGAAGAGATAGTCCCTAAGTTAAATACTTGTTATGATATGTGTCGTTATTGTGAAAATGGAGTAAACCCTAATTAAAATATATTAAAATTAAATTATGACTAATAAAGAAATTATTGATGAAGCATATCATTTAGGAATGCTACAAAATCCGTATGAAATTGAAAATGCTCTTGAATTTGTAAAAAAATTAAAAGTAAAAAATTTTATGGAAATTGGCACAGATCAAGGAGGAACATTTGTATGTTGGAGTAGAGTATCAGATCCAGATGGTCTTAGAGTAAGTATAGATTGGGCTCATGGACCCTGGGGTGTAAATAATTTTGACATTCAAGCTAGAAATAACAAACTTTTTAGTTTAGGATCAAATGTTCATATTTTAGATGGAGATTCTCATGCTGAATCCATGTATAATTCTGTTAAATCTATTATAGGAGATAAAAAATTAGATTTTTTATTTATTGATGGTGATCACTCACACTTAGGAGTAAAATTAGATTACCATATGTATAAAGAGTTTGTAAAACCAGGAGGATGGATTGGGTTTCACGACATTAAAGGTACAGAAACCCACCATCGTCAAGGATGTTATGTTGATTATTTCTGGAATGAATTACAAGGAGAAAAAACATGGTTCTTGGCAGACTCAGATTGGGGTGGAATTGGTCTTATTCAAAAATAAAAATAATTAGAAACACCAGTAATAAAATTATGAAAGAATTAATATTAATCTGTGCATATTGTCCAGATGATAGAAGAGAAAATATTTTAAATGACTGTATTAATTCATTACAAAAATGTAGAAATGAATATGATATTTTAATATCTAGTCATACTGAAATTCCTAAATATATCTCACAAAAAGTTGATTATACTTTTTATGATAAAAATAATGATTTAATAACCGATTTAAAATACTTAAATCAACCCTGGTTTTCTCCAACAAACAGCATGACAATATTATCAACTTATGTTAGTAAATTTAGTCCTTATCTTGCCGTTTATAGATTGTTAATTTTTGGATTAGGATTTGCTAAGATGTTTAAATATAAAAAAATTCACTATATTGAGTATGATACTATAATAAATGATTTATCTGAAATTTATGATAATTCTAAATTACTAGATAATTATGACAATGTTGTAATACAAAAAGAAGAAAAAAGTCGTGAATCTAATATATCTTGGCCCATTCATAATTTTATGTCTTTTAAAGTTGATAAAATTGATGAAATGCTTACTACATATGATAAAGAAAAACTTTTAGAAATTTTGTTAAAAAGTACTTCAAAATGCAATGAAAAAATTACTAATGATATAATTAAACTAAATAATAATACAGTTTATATTAAAGATTATAATATTGTTAAAAATAAAATTCAATTTTCATTATCAGATGATATACTAGAAAAAGGTCATAACTGTTGGGCTATTCCTTTTTATAATACTAAAGAAGATAAAATTTATGCACTTGTTTGGAATAATGTAGATGAAAACCCAATAAATGTAAATTTTATTATAAATAATAAAAAAATATTATCATTTGAAAATATTAAAAAATTTAATTGGAGTATGGATATAATTGGTGATATTCAAGAAATTAATTCTATTTTAATTTTAGTTAATAATGAAGTAAAAATAAATATTGAATTTGATGAAAATAATAGAGAATTATTTAAACAAACAAATTACTCTCAATATAAAATATGAAAAAAATAGCTTTAATAAGCACTTTTTGTAATACTCCAGAAAAAGTTCATATTCTTGTAGAAAATGTTAAAATTTTAAAATCTTTAGGAGTAGATGTAATGGTTAATAGTTTTATTTCTCTTGAACCAGAAATAATAAATTATTTTGATTTTTATTTTCAAACTAAAGAAAATCCCCTTTTACGGTGGCCAGAAAGAGCTAATACATTTTGGTGGAAACAAGTTAACCAATATAATAAAGAAATTATGCTTCATAGAGATGTAGATGATTATGGATGGGCAGCAATATATCAAATAAAAAAACTTTCTGAAATAGCATTAACTTTTAATTATGATATTTTTTATCATATTACTTATGATATAATTATATCAAACGAGTTAACTCAAGATATATTAAATAATAAAACAAATACTACTTACCATACTATAAATCCTAATGATCCTCTTGATCAATGGAATGTGTCGCCTCTTTTTATAAGCTTTGATAAAGAAAATTTAATAAAATTTTTAAGTAAAATAGATAAAGATCTATATATACAAAGATATGGTTTTGCTGAAGATTTTATTGAGCTCTTACTAGAAGATATACCCATGATAAAATCAGAATTTCCTGTTGAAGATTCAATTACATATATAAATGGATGTAATAATGACTTATTTAATTATTCTCAAAGTGAAAATTATAAAATATTTTTTAGTAATAATTGGACAAATAGATTTTCTTTTGTTGTTTATGATATAAAAGAAGGTGATTTAAAAGTTGTATTTAATGATAAAGAAATTTATAATATAGAAAATTTAGTTCCTCAAGGATTTGAAACAGATGTTAATTCTTTTAAAGTTATATTTAATAATGAAATTATAGAATACAACGATATTATTAATGATATACCTAGAAATGTTATAAGTTATGAATAAACTAAAAATCCAAACCCATTGTTCTTATGTAGGAACTACTGGTTATAATAATCACACTAGAGATTTTTTTAGAGAATTATCTAAACATATACAGTTAAAAGTTCGAAATTTTACTGTTGGAAAATCATGGAATGGCTACAATGAAACCTGTCATGATGGAGAAAAATATTTAGATAATCTAGATAAATCCCTTTTATATAAACAAATTCTTTGGAACAATAATAGAGAAATGGAAGATTTTAAAATATATTCTTCTCTAAATAAAGAATTTAATTACGATATTGACTTAATTTTAAACGAAACCAATCATCATTTATTCTATCAGAAATATAATAGACCAAAAATAGCATATAATGTTTGGGAATCAACTCTTCAACCAGAAGAATTTTTTAATAAATTAAAAGAATATGATGAATTATGGGTCCCTTCAAAATGGCAAAGAGATTGTTCTATTGCTCAAGGATATGACCCTAATAAAGTTAAAGTTGTTCCTGAAGGTGTTGATATTCATACATTTTATCCTGAAGAAACAACTCATGACTTAACATCAGATGGTAGGTTTAAATTTTTCTTGGCAGGAAGATGGGACTATAGAAAATCAACCAAAGAAATTATTGAAACATTTCTTAAAACTTTTGATAAAGATGAACCTGTTGATTTAATTGTATCAATAGATAATATGTGGGGTAAAGATATGGATGGGTTTGAAACTACAGAAGAAAGGTTAGCTCATTATAATTTATTAGACCCACGTGTTAAAATTATTCACTTTCCATCAAGAGAGGATTATATTAAAATATTAAAATCATGTAATGTATTTGTATCTTGTGCTCGTTCTGAAGGTTGGAATTTACCCTTAATTGAAGCAATGGCCTGTGGTATACCATCTATTTATTCTAATTGTTCTGGTCAATTAGAATTTGCTGAAGGTAAAGGAATACCAGTAAATATTTTAGAAGAAAAACCAGCAGATACTAATTCATATGCTCGATATAAAATGAGTGATCTTCCTGGTAATTATTATGAACCTGATTTTGATCATTTATCTCAACAAATAAGATTTACTTATGAGTTTTATGACCAAGTTAAAGAAAAATCTTTACAAGAATCTAAAGAAATTAGAAGAGATTTTAGTTGGGAAAAAATAGGTGAAATTGGTTTAAAAACAATATTAGAATTTAATCAAAAGTATCCTTATATTCCTCAAAAAAATGAAATAAAAATTAGTTATATTGATGGTCCTAAAGTTGAAATTATAGGCGATAACGATGAAGAATATGATGTTGAATTTTTAGACGAAAATGATAATGTTGTTCATAAAAGTACTATTACAAATAATATGTGGACATTATGTAGTCGAAAATACTATACTAAATGGAAAATTAAAGTTAATGGAACTATTGTAGATGAATTTAATCTTACTGATAAACGTGTATTAATTGGACTAGAATCAAAGTGTATTGGTGATACTATTGCTTGGACTCCATATGCTGTAGAATTTGCAAAAAAACATAATTGTAAAGTAGTTTTAAGTACATTTCATAACGAATGGTTTAAAGGTTTAGATACTTATAAAGACATTGAGTTTATAGAACCAGGACAATCAACAGAATGTCACGTAATATATAAAATAGGATGGATAAGAGGAGAGAGTGGAAAGTGGGATAATTTTGAATATTATCCTAATTATATTCAATCCCAACCTTTACAAAAAACAGCATCTGACATTTTAGGTTTAGAATTTAAAGAAATAAATTATGGTATAAATTTTATTCCAAAACCAAAATCAACAAAAACAGATTATATAGTTATAGCTCCTGAATCAACAACAGGTTGTAAAGAATGGCCATATGATAGTTGGGTAGCATTATCTAAAATGTTACGTGAATTAGGTTACACTGTAGTTACCCTTACAATTAAACCCTATAATATAAAAGGTAATTTAAATATTCATGGAAAAACATTAAATGAATCTATGGACATTTTACATAACGCAAAACTTTTAGTAGGACTAAGTTCAGGTTTGTCTTGGATAAATTGGGCTTTAGGAAAACAAACCGTAATGATAAGTGGTTTTTCTCAAAAAGATCATGAATTTTTAAGTAATAATGTAAGAATTCAAAATGAATATGCTTGTAATTCATGTTGGGCTAATACAAACTTTACATTTGATGCGGGTGATTGGGATTGGTGTCCTGTTTGGAAAGGAACAGATAAGCAACACATTTGTGAAAAATCTATATCTCCTTTAACTGTATTTAATTCTCTACCAAACATTTAAATTTAATAGCATTTTATAGATTCTTTTTCATATTTATTACTAGAAACAATCTAATAAAATGGCAGAAGTACTATTATCTCCGGGTGTATCATTGAGAGAAAACGACACCTCTCAAATAACTTCAGGCCCTATTACAGCAGGATTAGCTTTAGTAGGTCCTACTGTTAAAGGTCGCGTTAATATTCCAACGCTTGTAACAACTTACAGTGATTTCCAAAGTAGATTTGGTGATGTGTTTGAAAGCTCATCGGCTAACTATGAATTTTTAACTTCTATATCTGCTTACAATTACTTCCAACAAGGTGGTGAAAGTATTTTAGTAACTAGAGTTACCTCTGGTTCATATACTTCAGCTACTTCTAGTATTAATAACCAAGTATCAGCAGTAAATGGAGCTTATGCTAGTTGTAGCTTTACATTAAATCTTTATCAAGACTTAACATCTGTTCTTTCAGGTGAAGTAACTCCAAACTTTACAACAAACTTTGTATTTGGAAATTCTTTATATAAATTTATAGCTGTAAATACAACATCAAGTGGACAAATTCCTGTAGATGATGCTGATGGATTAGTATATTTTTATGCTTGGAATAGTGGATCAGACAGTAGAGTAATACTAAACCAAAATCTTCAAACTAAAATGAATACTGTTTTAGGTTCGAGCGGTGCTGGTTTATTTACAGTTAACTATAATTCTGGTAATAACACTATTGCATTAACTGCTTCGCTTCAAGGAGCTGCTTATAACGGAGCTTATATTACATTAGATGATCCTGTTCCTTATTATGATGCTAATTATGCTCTTATTGGATACGTATCAAGTGGTACTGGTTTATTAGGAACCACAGCAAATGGAGCTAATGGAAATCCAGGATACGCATTTACTTTAGAAACTATTTCTGAAGGAGTTATTATGAATAACAACCAAGGACTTCAGTCAAATGGTTCATTAATAAGTGGTAGTGCAGATAACGTAAGATGGCAGATTGTTAGTCCTGATACAGCTAGTGGTACGTTTACATTGTTAATTCGTCAAGGTGATGATACAACAACAAATCCTAACGTATTAGAAAGCTTTACTAATGTAAGTTTAGATCCTAATCAAGCTAACTACATTGAAACAGTAGTAGGTAACTATAATCAAACCGTAGCTTATGATAGCTCAACAGGTCAATACTATATTCAAGGTAGTGGATCATATGCTAATGCTTCTCGTTATGTACGAGTAAAAGAAGTATTAACACCAACTTATAATTATTTTAACAACAATGGTGTTGCAAAAACTCAATACTACAATTCAATACCAACAACTGGATCAGGTAGTTTTGGTGGTGCTCTTGGAAACGATTTAGATTATGTAACTAACTTATATCAAAACATTAGCACAATTACTCAAGGATTAGTAGCATCTGACTATACTATAGTTGATAATATTTTAGCTAACCCAGATGAATACAACTTCCAATTAATTTCAGCTCCTGGTATTACACAACAATATCAATCAACCGTAGTATCTCAATATATTACTATGGCTGAAGAAAGAGGTGATTGTTTCTATATTACTGATTTAGTAGGATATGGAGCTACGATTAATACTCCTGGTATTTTAGCTAACCAATTAAATACAAACTATGCTGCTGCTTACTGGCCTTGGGTTCAAGTATTAAGTGCAGCTACAGGTAAGTTAGTATGGGTTCCAGCTTCAACAGTAATGCCTGGTGTTTATGCATTTAACGACCGAGTAAGTGCTGAATGGTTCGCTCCTGCTGGTTTAAACAGAGGTGGTGTTGCTGGTGCTTTACAAGCTGAAAGAAAATTAGGCACAAACGATCGCGATACTTTATATCAAAACAAAGTTAACCCAATTGCTAGTTTCCCTGGTGTTGGTTTAGTAGCTTATGGTCAGAAAACATTACAAACTAAAGCTTCAGCTCTTGATCGTATTAACGTTCGTCGTTTGTTGATTAACTTAAAGAGATATGTTAGAGTAGTTGCTGAAAGCTTATTATTCGAACAAAATACTTTAACTACAAGAAATAACTTCGTTTCACAAGTTAACCCATACATGGAATCAGTGCAACAAAGACAAGGTCTTTATGCATATAAGGTAGTAATGGATGACAGTAACAACACTCCTGACGTAATTGACAGAAACCAATTGGTAGGAGCTATTTACATTCAACCTGCTAAAACAGTTGAATTTATCTACATTACCTTTAACATTACCCCAACTGGTGTAACTTTTGGAGCTTAACATATTTATAACAAGATAAAAACATAAGACAATGCCAGTATTAAACCCTAACGAAATAATGTTTACAGCTTTTGAACCAAAAGTTCAAAACCGCTTTTTAATGACTATTCAAGGTGTTCCTGCTTACTTAGTTCATAAAGTAAAATTCCCTGATATTAACTTAAATTCAATTAAAGTTGATCATATTAACGTATACCGTAAAATTAAGGGAAAAGCTGAGTGGCAAGACATGACAATGAATCTTTACGATCCTGTAACACCTTCAGGTGAACAGGTAGTAATGGAATGGATTCGTTTGTCACATGAATCAGTAACAGGCCGTGATGGTTACTCAGATTTCTACAAGAAAGATATCACATTGAGTGAATTAGGTCCTGTAGGTGATGTTGTAGGTGAATGGATCATTAAAGGTGCGTTTATTAAACAAGCCAATTTTGGTGATGGTGATTGGAGTCAAGGTGAATCGTTAAAAGACATTCAATTGACAGTCGCTATGGATTATTGCATCCTGAACTACTAAAATATATACTCAAAATGTACAAAGGAAGTCTGGTTTTTGCCAGACTTTTTTTGTTTGTATATATTTATTGTAAATAAGTTATTATGAGCGAATTTAAATTTCCAACAGAAGTTATTGATTTACCTAGTAAAGGTTTAATCTATCCAGAGTCTAATCCATTAAGTTCAGGAACTATTGAACTAAAGTACATGTCTGCTAAAGAAGAAGACATTTTAACTAACACAAACTTTATTGAAAAAGGAATTGTAATTGATAAACTCTTACAAAGTATGATTGTAAGTAAAATTGATTATGATGAATTAATAGCAGGTGATAAAAATGCTATTTTGTTTGCTGCTCGTATTTTAGGTTATGGAGCTAATTATGACATAGAACTTACAGACAAATACGGAAAACGAGTTAAAACAACTGTTGACTTAAGTAAATTACAAAACAAACAGTTTGATGAAAAATTATTCACTAAAGGAAAAAATGAATTTACTTTTATTCTTCCCCAAAGTAAAGTAACAGTTACTTTTAAATTGTTAAATTCTAAAGACGAAAAAGGAATTAATGACGAAATCAAGGGACTAAAAAAAGCTTATCCTAATGATAGTTTTGATATAACCACCCGTTTAAAACACACAATTATCGCGATAAATGGCGATTCTCGTGATGAAACTATTCGTTATTTCGTAGATAATATGATGTTACAAGACTCACGCGCTCTCCGTAAATACATTAACGAAATTACACCGGATCTTGAAATGACTTTTAGTTATGAAGATTCAAAAGGAGACGTTGTGGAGGGCGTTTCAATTCCAATGAATATCAACTTTCTTTACCCTGACGCCAGAATATAGATCAGTATTCATGGATGAAGTCCATGATTTGGTTTATTTTGGAAATGGTGGATTTTCATATGGAGACGTATGGAATATGCCTATAATGACTAGAAGATATCATATTCGTAAAATTATTGAATTCTTAGAGAAAAAACGTGAAGCTGAAGAAAAATCCTCTAAAAAATCTAATACAATGGACGCTAAATCATACGCTAAACAAACTAACGTACCTGACTTTGTAAGTAAAGTAAAAAAATCATAAATTAAATATTTATTAGTATGCCACCAAATACTCAATTAAGCCCAGTTCAAGAAGACGCTGAAAATACACGAATAGCTGCTAATGAATTAAATGAAGCTTTAAAAAACGTTGCTGAAACAATGAAAAAAATTGCTGAAACAAAAGCTTTTGGCAATGTTGGAGACATTTTAGAGGAATATGGTAAACTTTTTTCTACATTTACAAAAATTGAACAAAAGCAAACAGATATAGTTCAACAAATTCAATTACAAAAAAATGAACTAATATCAATGAATGATACTGCTGTTAAGGATTATGTTACAGCATTAGAAAAACAGGTTCAAGTTAGAAGAAAATTAGGAGAAGAAACAAATAGAATTTCTGTTTATGAATATAAACTAGCAGAAGCTATATCAACTGGAGATCAACAAAAAATAACCAATGCTGAAACGGCATTACAAACTCAAGTTGATCAAGTAGAAAATTTACAAGATCAATTAAAGTATTATGCTGATATAGCTAATGAACAGTCTACAATATTAACCCATTTAGATAAAGAAACTTTTTCTAGAGTACGCCAATATGCTGTTTCTCTTCAACAACAAGAAGTTTATGATGATTATATAAGAAATCACAAAAAACAAGTAGAATTAGCTAAATTACTTTTAACTGAAGAAGAAA